GAGTATTATCACTAAGTGTGTTAAAACTCCCAGAGGGATTTTTACCAAACTTTAAACAAACATCACCATCAAGATTGATGACCAAGGAGCAGGATATCTGGTTAAAAAACCAGTTTTTTGCAGCACCACTGCCATAAATAACGCCATGTCTGACGGTATAAATTGCTCGTTGCATTGCATCACCTAAGCTCGCTTCCATATGACTAGCATCCCAACACTCAAACTCGTCTGACCCATTGCGAGTTAAAATCTGAGCAAGTTGGTTCCATCCACCATACCAAGGATTAATACCCATGGCGCTCCAACTTTCGGTTAAACCTAAGTGAAGCAAGTTGTTATTCTGCTCGTAATAGAGCATAAAAGCAACAATGTGGACGATGATGTCAGCACACATAAATGTTCGCGTTTTTCTCTTACTAAGATCCTCATGGTTGTATTTCTCAACCGGTCGAATCTCTGATTTTGGACTCGTTTGCCAAAAACAGTGTTGGTATTTTTCGCCCATAAATTCATACTCAAATTCACCTTTAGAAAATATATCACTTACGACACTCCGAATCAATTCCTTGCATTCGCTATCGTCAAGCACATCCCGCTTCGTCTTAAATTTCTTATTAAAAGGAAATCCAGGCGAGGCAGACAATTCAATTTTACTAATGGCTTCATCAAAAGTAAGAACCCTACCAACCATGGTAGGTGAAAAAATTTTACTGAAGACCCGATTAGCCCGCTCCCAATCATCCTTAACAGGATTGAAAGGGTATATTTTGCGAAACTTCTCAAAGTCATTCTCCAGATAAATTTTATTCAACAGAGCAGGATAATACCCATCCGGGACTGATATTCCTTGGGATTCTGCATATTTTTCGAGTTCAACGTTAAACGCACTACTAGCACCCTCATGAATGCCATTTGTCAGTCTCCAATCGAAGGTTAACATATCTTCGTCGTACCTGATAATGGTCCTATCCATGAGGGAACCTAGTTTAAACTCTTTTCTGATGGAATCTGGGCATGCAGAACAGCGGCAATATGTTCATTTCTAAAAGTATGACATTTATTAGTAGAACCTTTAATGTCAATTCCTTTATGAATTCCAATCACCATTCCATTCTCAGAATCGTAAACTATACATCCACTATCACCATATTCGGTGGGGACATCATAACTCAATTCTCCAAATTCTTCAGATCTGTTCTTAACGAAACCTGATTCGCAGTAGGGCTGCTTCGTGGTATGGTCAACTTTAACGAGAGTGACACCACTACGCGCTGTATTAACACCAGCGACTACAGCTTTATGTTTACTGTACTGGACTCCAGCGAAATTCATCAGTTCTTGCTCTTGAACAGCAAATATTGCAATATCCCTATCAACTAGGGAACGGATATTAATAATAGCTTGCAAAGTGCGATTATGGTGATTGTAAAGTTTCAATGATTTACCAACATTTTCTTGGAAAACATGAGCAGCTGTAACAAAATGTTTTTTAACAAAACAAGC